CCGTCGCGTCGCCAAAGTCCATGAAGATGCGCCCGGCCTGCGGCTGCGCACCGATGCCAGCACCCACGGCCCAGGTCGAGAAACCCAGCGGGACACGGCGCGGCGCCTTGGCTGCGGCGCCTTCAGCGGTGGCCAGCGACACGGCGGTGTGACCGAACGCCAGCGACCACTGAATGGTGGTTGCGGTGGTTGCCACGGCCGCGCCAAGGTTGACGCAGTCGATCACCACTCCCCGGATGGCAAGTCGCCGGCCCTGCACAAGCACGGAGCCTGCCGGCACTTGGTAGCTGCCGAAGATCAGGTCAGTGGCCGCCGCAACAGCAGCAGTCACGGCGCCCTGCCCGCCCAGGCCCGCCGGCAGGTTTGCCGTGAGTGCCGTGTTCGTCGGGACAGCGGCGGTCGGGTTGGTGCTGTTTGGCAAAGTAGCCAGAGAGCCCTGCGTGCCGCCACTCAAGCCCTGGTAAGAACCGCCCATGCGCGACCCGATGACGCTCAGCCGGTCGCCGGCCTGGATGCCGCCGAGGCTGGCCCCGTAGCCCTTGACCGTGGGCTGATACACCGCGCCGGCAGCGCCGCCGACGATGGCAAAGCGCGCAGCAAAGGCCGGGAGCGACCAGCTTGCAAACGGCGCGTGGTTGCCGGCTGGCGGCTCACCAACGCCCCACAGTTCACCGTTGATCCAGAACTCGACCTCTCGCTTGCTGGCCGAGATGATGAAGCGGTTCACTTTGTTGACGACCGGCTGCCAGTTGGCCCCAGCGTTGCTGGCATCGGTCAGCGGCACTTCAGTCTCTGAGCCGTTGAAACACATCACGCCCACCAGGCCGGCAGGCTTCATGCGCCAGAAGACACCATCGGTCGGGGCATAGGGGTTGGACGTTGCCAGCCGGGCCGGGCCAAAGTCAAAGACCACATTCGTCGGGCACACCGTGGCCGGGAAGGCGACGGCGCACTCGTTGTAGTTGGCCGTCGCCGTCACCAGCGGCGATTCGGCATAGGCTTGGAAGGCTGCGCCGGTCGTCGTGGTGGTGATGCCAGAGGCGTTGAACTGCATCCCCGCCGCCGTCCAGCCCACCGTCGCCGTGGTGTTGCGGTAGGCACTTTTCCCGGTGGATTGGGCGGTGTAGTTGAAGACTTCCTCATCGATCAGCACGTCCTGGCCGAACCGGCCGCGAAAGTCCTCATCCACCTCGAACGACGACAGGTGCGGGGCCCCGGTGCGAAGGCCCGGGTCGTCCACTTGATAGACGCGCACCGAACCAACCTCGTCGGGGGTGGCGTCAACGTCAACAGCCAGATCGACCTTCAGCCGGTTCTGTGCCGTGACTTCCACGCCGTTGCCAGAGACCCAGCCTGCGAGTTTTTGAACCCAGCTCATGCGCTCACCTTGTAGCGAATGACGAACTGGCCGGTCACGAGACCTACCATCGCCTTGATGTCAAGAGAGAAGGAGCCCGCGCCAGGCGTGGGCACCATGCGAAACAAAATCCCAGCCATCAAGTGCGAGCCGGTGTCATTCGTAGCGGTCGTGTCGGTGGGCCTCACGGTGCACTCGATCACGCTGGTGGCAGTCACGCCGGCATCGGTCACGGTGAACGCGCCCTCACTGGCTGGGGTGGCGCCAAAGTCCACTGTTGCCGACGCCCACACGCCAGACGACACATTGGCCAGCGCTGACCAGAGCCGGGCAATCTCGGCCATTGCCGCGTGCGCCAGGGCCTTGCCGGTGTGGCCCGCCTGCTGCGCGTCCTCGGCTGTTGCCGTCGCTACTGCCACCGCATCGGGCAGGATTTCGCGCACGTCACCGACCAGGCTCTCGAATGCCTTGATCGACTCGTGGTCGGGCAGGAACTTGGCGAGCTGCCCGCGCAGCAGCGGCAGAGCCCGAACGGCCGGGCGCTCAGCCACGGGCCGCCCTCGTTGCCATCGGCTCAATCTGCACTTCAAGCCGTGCCATCGTCAGATGCGCCTCGCTGGTGCCTCGGAAGCGCTGCATCCGATAGTGGCGGATTCGGCCTTGCTGGCGCCATACCAGGCGCTTTGTGCGCTCGCCAAACTTGCCAGGGCTCTTGGGCAGCTCAGGCCCCCAGGTCAGCCCGTCGCGGCTGCTGGATGTCCACACCGTGGGCTCGGCGCCAAAGGCTGCCCGGCCCGGCAGGCACACCAACTCCAGCTCGTGAATGATCCCATCGTCACCGTCGAGATACATCACGGTGGTGCCGAAGTCCCAGCCGATCACCTGGCCGTAGTGCGATGACACATCGTTGGTCAGCACCCCGATGGAGCTGCTCAGCGGGTCTTCGATGTTCCATCGGTCGTAGCACCACACCAGATTGCGGGCGCGGTAGGCACTGTGCGACAGCAGGCCACTGTGCAGCGTGTACCAAACCGGCGTCTGCATCACGGCAGAGGCTGCCGCATCGTAGGCCAAGCACTGGTCGGGCAAGTGGATCAGCAGGGTCTGGTGCGCCTTGTCGACCCGCGCTTCAACAACGCACGCGGCCAGCTGCGTTTCGGTGTAGCCGGCCAGGATAGTTTCAATCTCAGCAGTGCTGAGCTTGGCCGAGTCGCCAGCAGTCATCAGCCACACGGCTGGTGCCTCGTTCTTGCCTGATCCGACAAAAGCGAACGAACCTGCGAACTTGGCATAGGCGTGCGTGCCGATGACCCCGCGCGTCACTTGAGCCCCATCGATGCGCGCGAACGGGAACAGATCGCCGCCCACGTTTTGAAAGGCTTCGATGGTGTACCGGCCAAGCGCGAACGCCTCGTTTCGCAGCTCGTCAACCGCCAAGATCGGGTCGGGGTCAGATTCGGCGCTGCCGTACTTCAGCGGGTTGATGAGCACGGGGTCGCTCAACTCGGTGACGATCAGGCTTGTCCCGTCTGTGCACAGGAAGTAGCCCGACACCCACTTCACATCGACCACAACGCCCAGGTCTGGGTCGGTCACTGTCGTCAGGGTGGTTCCGTCCCAATAACGCAACTTGCCGGCCGACGCGATGGCAAGGTTTCCGAACCCAGCATCAAGCGTCACCTGGCCAGTGCCGCCAACGTCACCCAACACCGTGACCACGCCGGCCTCGGAAACTGTCACCAGCTTGGTGCCCATCACGCGGTGCAGCACGCCATTCCAGACGATGCCGCCCCGACCAACGCCTGGGCCCGTGCCGTTGGCTGTGATGCCGTCAGCCGGTCGCAGGAATCCCTGGCTGATGCCTTGGCCCTTGGGCACCGGCACCAAGTTGGCCGGGTACTTCGTGCGGAAGTCGCCGGCCGTGTCGGTGTAGATGCCGCTGAGGATGGGGACTTGGCTCATGGGCTTGTTGGGTGCACCGGCAGAGGATGGGATTACTTGGTGTAGCCCACGCCCACGGCATCGGCATACGCCCGGCCCCAGCACTTGATGTCGATGTTTCCTGCCGTGCGCTGATCGTTCAGCCACGAAAATGCGTCGATCCACTTGGCCCAGGTCCACGTAGGCGGGCTTGCCGCATCGACAGCGCCAGCTTGGTGCATGTTGACGTGCGTGACGCCGTAGCCTTCGGTCACTGCAGCAGTGACGTTAGTCTGAAGGTCGGAAACCGTTAGGCCAGTAGTTGGGCTGATGCAGGCCACCTGATGGAAAACCTGCTTGTCTTGCCCAGTACACCAGTGGCTGTCCCAATTGCTTTCTGTGCCTGTGCCGCCGATGCGGGCGCTCAAGAATCCAGCCGCCTTCATTGCAGTAACAGCCGAGTTGTCGTAGACCGACTGCACCCACGGGTGGTGATTCGGGCCATCCCCGGCGATGCCAAGACTGCGCAGATAGGCCCGCGTTTCCACCTGCTGCTGGGTGTACGCCGCAGCGCTGCCCGCAGTTGTCAGATTGGTGTTGTTGTAGCCGTGCGTGACAAACTCGAACAGATCGCTGGTGTCCGCGTGCAATTCGCGGATCATGGATTCCGTCATGTACAAGGCTGCGCCGGTCTGGATGTAGTACCGGTCAATGCCGAAGCTCACCGGGATTCCGTAGTACCGCGCCAGCGGGGCCACAAAGTCGTAGCCGGTGCGATACCCGTCGTCGATGCTGACAACCACCGCCGTCTTCTTGGGGGCGACGATGCCCAAAAAGCCGACCCACAGCGTCGTGGCGCTGGCGTTGCTGGTGACATTGAAATTGACGCGCAAACGTTTTTGGCCCGGGTAGGTTGGCGAGCCGGTTGGCGTCACGGCAGTGAAGCGACCCACCATCCATTCGTTGTCCACCCAATTTGCCTGCGGGACGTTGCCGCGGCTGATCAAACCCGCATGCGCGTTGTAATTGGTGAACGTCGAATCACCGAGGAAAACCTGACCCACGTTCGGAACAGCCGATCCGTTGCTGGTCATCAAGGCCATCGTCAGGCCCTTGCCGTCCCAGCTCGTGGGCATGTCGCATACCGCTGTGGTGGTTCCAACCCGGTAGGTGCCAGACGAAAGAGCCGGAATGTCAATCCGCAGGGTCGGCCGCCCATCAAACAAAACAGAGGTATCCACGGCCACGGTCATGCCAGTGCCGGCCCGGTCGTCCCAGAGTGCGGCATCTTCCAGCGACAGCATCGGTCGGAAACGGCGCAGAGGCGAACCTCGCAGGCCGTTTTTCCAAGGTGTTGACACCAGGGCTTGCGTGGCAGCCACCTGCGCCGCCGTCAGCCCAAAGTCAGCCGGCGTCGTGGGGCCAGAGATCAGGTCGCCCACCGTGTAAGTGATGGCCGACGAAGCAGACAGGGACACGCTCACGGCCTTGTCGAACGGGCCGATCTGCCACGGGTCGCCAGCGGTGAGCGCTGAGAAGCCCGCGACACCGTAGGACGCCAGGCCAGCGCCGGTCCCGGTCATGATGTCGCCAGCGGGAATCGGCACAACAGCCGAAGCGCCTGCATTGATGGTTGGCATGGTGCTTGTTCCTTTGTTGGGCGTCAGACAACCGGGTTGTCTGCAGCCAATGAACTGAGGTCAGGCCCGGCCATGAACGGCCCGCCTGCGATGCTTCTCGGCTTGTTGCCGGCGCCAATGGGCATGGCTGGGAGCTGTTGCATGGCAGGCTTGACCGAAGCCACTAGCAGCGCGTCATAGGCGGCCTTGCAGCGAACTCGCGCCGATGCCGGCAGACTCTTGCCAAAAGTCGGCCCGATGCTCTCGGCCAGCTTCAGCCACACGCCCTCAACCGCGCCGTCTGCCAAGCCAGAGGCTCCGTCCAGGTCGGTGGTGAAGTTGTAGCTCAGCAGGATTCCGCGCGATTCCCAAGAAGCCATCATGGCGTCGAGTCGGCGCAGCCCGAGCTGACGCTCCTCGGGGTCGATGTCGATGGCCTGGCCGCCAAGCGCAAGCTCGGCAAACGCCTCGTTCACGATCTCGCCCTTGGTCCAGGCCATGTCAGGCAGCCTTCGCCGCAGCGATCATCTCGGCCAGCTTCTTGGCGCTGGTGCGGCCATCGAAGGACAGGCCCAGCGCGGCGGCCTGCTGGCGCAGCTCGTCGCGCGTCGGCTCGCCATCGGCGTCCTCGGCCGGCTTGTCGGCAGCCTTCGCCGCCTCGTCGGCTTCCTTGGCTGCGTACTGGTCGAGGTGCCAGCCTTCGGCCTGGGACTGTGGCCACTCGTCGGCGCTGACCACCTTGTGATCGTAGGTGCCGCTTTCGAGCACAGCCTTCGTGCCGACGCGGTACACCATGCGGGGGAATTCCATGCGGTCGCTCCTTGCTTGGAAAAGGGGCCGCGCTTGGCGGCCCCGGTTGCTTCAGCGTGTGGCGAGGATCAGGTCTGGTTGGCCAGGATCACGCCGCACTTCTCCGGGTCCACCACCGTGGCCGCGTACAGCGTCGTGTTGCGCACGAACAGCTTGCCGGTCTGCGCGTTGATCTGCGCCACCATCACGATGGGAACGCCCTGCTTGGTGGTGCCGGTCAGCACCTGGGCTCCCGTGCCAGCAGGGAAGGCCAGCTTGCCGTAGTCCAGCGTCACCGCGCCCTGCGCCCAGAACACGTTGGCCGGCTTGGTGGCGTTGTTCAGGAACGTGATGGCAGCGCCGGCAGCAGCCTGCGCGGTCACGTTCTGGTACGGGCCGCT